GTCACAAATAAGCCTTCTATCGCCAGCAAGAATATTTATATCAAAATACTTAGCATCGTAATCAATAAAGATAGCGTTAACCAACTCTACTGTTGAAGTGGTTGTTATGCCTGGGTTTATCGGAGTGCCAGATGTAGTTGATTTTTTAACAAGGTACACTTTATCGCTAGTAGGTGAACCAGTTTTAATCTGCGCTCGCTTCAGCCCAGCTTTGATTCTTTTTTGTATCTGTGCAGCGCTCACCCTAAAAACCCCATGCTTTCTTTATATAATCCACCACCACTTAAACCAGCGTTAGTGTATGGCTTTAATACCCTTGATACCGCTGGCATTTGTGCAAGTGTCGGGGTGCTTGAACCTGATTGATAAGTCTCAGAATATGCACCGCTGCCAACACTAAACCCTGCTAGGTTTGCGCTATCTTTTACAGCGTTAGTATCAACACCATCGTTAATAGAAAAAGCCGCTAACATTTGAGCGTTTTTAAAGTCTTGTGGTATTGAATCGTTAGCAACTAAAGCACCGTAAGCGTAAATATAGTTACGAGGCATAATGCCAGTTTGTGTTTGAGGTGTTACGCGTGAGCCTTGTAATCGCTGCTCATAAGTAAAGTTAAGGAAGTCGTAAGCGTTAGCAAGATTAGCCTCTCTATCTGGCTGTGTAGCTGGTACAGAATAACCTTTAAGTTTTGCGTAAGCTTTGTATTCATCATCAGTTACAAAAGAGTTAGCATTGGCAACCACTGAACCATCTTCGATAATTAATTGAGTGCCGATAGCTACAACTATTTGATCGCTATTGGCTAGTTCACGCGAGGTGATATCAGTGCCTAATACACTAGCACCGTCGAAGTATGTAACAGTTGAAAATACTTTTCCGACCTCTGCTGTCGCTGATAGGTTTAATGATAATTCTGTTGCAGATGTAACGATAACAATTAAAGGATCGTTAATCAGTGAGTAAGACTCAGCACCAAACTGAACTTGAATGTCAGTGGCGGCGGTTAAGTCTATGCCACCAAATACATAAACAACTAAATTATCTTTATTGGCTATAACTAGATTTTGAGACATAAAAAAAGCCTTATTAAATATATAAGGCTAGTTTAACATAAATTTGTATTAATGTAATTTATGGTACGTCATTAACTATTGATGCACTGGTCATGCTATTCATAGTAAAATTTGTTCCGCTTATATTATCTGATAATGTCGGATATGTATCCCCATCACCCATGCGCCACCAATGAGCAGGAGCAGCCCCCAGCAAGGATAAGTCAAAGGGCGAGCCTGAATTATATATACTGCTAACGTTTGTGCTTTGGTCGCTACTCCAGATTGCTACTTCATCAAGCTTTACATCTCTTAATGATTGCGACTGTCCCGACTTACCAACCATAAACACACTACCAGTTATAGCATTAGTATATCCGTAGTTGTTGTTAGTGCCTGTTTTTGTCTGCGAAACTCCGTTAATAAACATATTAAAACGATTGTAATAATCATTTATACTCCCTGAACCTGCGCCCGTAGTTCCTCCATCGTACGTTATAAGGCAATGCGCCCAAACACCCGCAGGCAATGAATTGTCTGGGGTTTGTAATTGCAATCTATTTGAAGCTGTACCGTATCTCAGCCATAAGCTATCTTTATTACCAACTAGCCTTATGTCAATAACTGCACCGCCTGACGTATAAACTCCGCCATATAACATCACACCTTGGTTGTTAGCGTTAGTTGAAGGCTTTACCCAAAATGATATTGACCAAGCATCAGACGAACCCGAGCCATTACTGGCCCTGCCTAATGTGCTTTGCAGCGCTCCAGCACTAGCTGATAAAAAATTATTTAAACCAAAGTTTACTGATTTAGTATTGGCAAATGCTGGCGTATCAACTGTTAGAACAATAGTTTCGCTATCCTCACCATTGTAATTAATAGCTTTTACGGGGATGTTGTACGTACCACTAACCAAGCCAGAGCCGCCTATTAATTTCCTCGGATTGCCCTCGACTGTTGTAATACCCGTTACGGATGATAGATCCCACTCATAACCAACACCATAACTAGAAGTTAGCTCATAGTTTATTACTGCACCCTGAACACTGCTAATAGTTAACGGGCTGGTTATTGAAGGTAGGTTAGTTGTCGGGGTTCCTGAGCTAGAAAAGATAGCGTTTAAAGCATCGCAAGTTTCTACCGCGTTTTCTCCGTAAGTATTGCCTGACTCGTCAACATATTCAGAAAATGCTATACCTGTGGTTACTTCTATGCTTCTAGCTGTATCCGTTATAGAGCACGATCCATTGTCAACCGATGCCTGTAAGCTATTTAAAAACTGCGCTCCGTTTGCGTCCTCGATAAATATAGCGTTAGCTGAACTATCTTTATATATTGTAATACTCATTGTTTTATCACCTGTATAGCTGAACCCGCATTTACTAACGTACCGCCAGCACTAAGCCTTACCTCTAACCCTATATGATAATCTCTGGTGTTAGTGTCTCCCATGTATATCATGTCTGGAACCAATGAACGCCTATAGCCAATGCCCGAGCCACTATCCAGCCTACCTATGATTTTTTCTAGTGTGTAAGCGCCACCGCCATCGCCTAAAGTATATCTAAACTCCAATAATGTATTATTAGTGTTTGGCGTGACAGTAAAGTCATTTCTTATAAGTATTGTAGATCCCAAAGGTAATTCAGTTGGATCTACTTTGCCCGTCGATACATCCATTAATTCAGTAACGCCACTAGGCTTATAATCTTTGTTAGTAAATGCACCTAGCCCGTCATTTGGCATAACTGTCCATGTATCCGCAGAAAGTACCACTGGCGATGCTGTTGTTGATGTATCGTTATAATCAATAAAACCGTTAGTGCCGCCACCACCTGAAGCAGCGAGTATTTGCTCAAGCAATTCATTTCTAATGCTCATAATTATTCCTTATAAGGCTAAAAGCCAGTCTTGTAATAGTTGATTTCTATTATTTGGATTTGTGACAGTGCCGCCAGCAGCGATAACTATCTGTGCGAGTATTTCGTTCATAGACATGATTAGCCCTCAATTAATTAAAATGTGAGGGAATCATAAAGCGAGGGAGGCTTTAGAGGGAGATGTGCGACTAGCTAGTCTAGGGTCCCTCAACCCTGTAGTTATTATAACTTATTAGCAGATATAAAAAAGCCCCAAATTAATGAGGCTTTTTATTAGTCTGTTTTCTTTTTAGGCTTTGGCTTTTTGCCACCAAGCTTAACGGCCTTGTCTACATAATACTTAGTGCCGCTAACCTCGACGCCTTGCCACTCCTTTACGCTATTAAAGCTTTTCGGGGTAACTAGCAAATCACCACTTGATAACTCAGCCTTACTAAAAGATTCTTTAATAATAGCTTTCATGTATCACCTATAAAGTAGTAACTACGACACCAGCAGTATCTTTCAAGCCTAAGTTAGCAATACGCGACCAGTTGGTTGTTAGCGCTAAAGCTGCATCATTGGGCTTGGTTACTGCCGTATTCCAAGTGTAACCTTTAATACCTACACCGAAAGAACCTTCCATTTTAAGAACCTGTTTAGCGTTCTGTTCAGAAAGATCTACATCAGTGTACAGGCGCATATCACCTTGATCTTCAGCAACAAGGCCACCAGAAACTAAACCTAATTGATGATAGTTTTCAGTACCACCATTATCAAAATGCAAGGCATCTGAATCAGTCATAATCATAGGTCGGCCAAATGCATCTGAAACAATAGCAACAGTACCAAACTCGAACAAACGATTAGAGTTAGCAAGCGAAGTGCCCCAAATGTCATTCATTGACTTTGAGTGCATTACCCATGTAGTGATAGCTGATTGACGATCGCCAAACTTACCAGCGCCGCTATTTAAGCTATCAAGAGATGCGACAGCAGCAGTACCATCAAAAGTTACGTCTGCATCATCCATTGCAGCAACAGCAGATGCTAACAAAGAATTAAGCATGTAAGCCATTGAGCCTTCAGCTACAGCGTTACCGAATAAAGTACCTGCCTCTTCTGGCGAACGATTAGTCCAATCGAATGCAGTATTAGTGTATTCAATATTTGGAGTGCCGTAACCAACTTTAACTTCAATCTGTAAAAGCTCAGATAAAGCGTGTGTTGAAGCTGCTGACGTTGAGCTTGGATCACGATTACCAACTAAAGAAGCTAAGTTTTCAAAAGCCGCCTTCTGTTTGTAGTCACCTGCCCATGCCATAGTTGTCATAGATAAAGCGTTGCGTGAAGCAGCGTTAAATAATTCAACCTGTTGTTGTAGCGTTACAGCAAATGCTCGATACGCAAAATCGTTAAATACTTGAAAATCACCTAAAGCCATGATTAATTCCTCTGTGGTGTAACTTGTTTATTATGTGCGATTTGCTCTTGCAAGCTCATCTCACTGTATGGTTTATTTGTCACAGAGGCACTACCTTGCGACTGTATTGTATTCGCCCCTGACGAATCAACACCTTTTAAAATCTTCTTAAATGAATCTTGTTCTCCAGCCCAGCTTTTGAACTCTTCAACATTGTTTGCTACAACTTCACCGTTACTTTTGAATTGTGTGGTTAGTTGCTGTTGGTCATTATAACCAATTTCTAGCATATTTGACAACATAGCACTAGATACGTCTTTAAAGTCGTCATGAATAAGGCTAGATACCTTGCTTAGTACATCATTCTTATCACGAGACATTAGCGCGTCTTTAGCTGTTTTGGCTGTTGCTGTTAGCTCTGCCGTTGTTGTTGCAAGCTGCTCTTCATAGAATGATTTTAACTCTTCGGTTTTTCCGGCTGCAATAAGATTTTCTTCATGCGCCTTTGCCGCTGCCTTGCGTGCATCTTCAATAACCTGATCTTTCTCTTGAGACGATTGCTGGACATTCCGTTTTTCTCCAATCAATTCTTCGACCTTGCTTTTTAATCCGCCTATTTCTGAATCAAATAAAGCTGATAACTTAGCCGTTTGCTCTTCGTTAAGTCCGTCAATGCCTGTTAAATCTACCATTTTTGTAATCCCCCAAGGACCGTAGTTGTGGCACTCAGTGCCGTTTATGTATTCGGTTTGTTTTGTGCGCGTAATATGCGACCAAGTTCATTATTCTTTTGCTT